TCCACCACATTTAATATCCTATTATTGACTATTCGGTAGTTTTGAAGAATTCTTTCTTTTGACCCACATCATTAAGATCAGCACTTTGTGCTTTTGTTTCCAACTCGGCCCAGTCATATCTGAGTTCAAGTTCCATTTCTGTAATGTCGTCGCTGGTATAATCCAAATCTCCCCACTTAAATGACTTAATAAATGGATTGTGAAGTTTCCAAGTTTCTAAAGCCTTTCCATCGCCATCTAGTTGAACAATCTCTACTGTACCAATAGAAGAAACAGCCTTACCCTTCGTCATTGATACTAAATGTTCGCCTGGTCCTTTCGGAATAACATAGCCGGCAGCTTCAGCCAATGCCGCCATTTGAGCAGCTGTATTTACAGTATCATCAACTGGATCAACAAGAGTCAAAGTGACAGGCTGCCACTCAACTCTACCAGGATAATAAAACTTGTGATTAAAGAATTCGTGTGTAGACTCTGTAATAGTAAAATTTGGTTTACCAACTTTTTTTGCAAACCATACGGACTCTGTTGAAAGACCTGTAAAGGTTACTTTAAATCTAAAATTTCTTTTAGGGTCTTTAGTCGCTGCTGCGGCACTTGTGCTCCAAAATGATGACATAATTAAATAACTCCTGTATTCTTATTAATTAGTGGATTAAACAAAATCCGCACCTGTTCTTGTAATGACAAAGTCAACAACAATAAATTCAATAGCTCTCGCTGGTTTAACAAAGATTTTTGCATACATGATGTTTCTGTCTACCAAGTCAGCTGTTGTCGTTGTTTCATCCAAAATTAATTTATAACTTGAAAGACCGAATCTTGCTTGAGTAGCGGAAAGGACTGGATCTACTTGAGACTTAAATCTCGCCCAAGTTGAATCAAGGTTTTGATCGAACAATAAAGTCTTGGAAATTTGTGATACTTCGTGCTTCAAGAACAACAGCAAGCGACGTACGTTAATTCTATCCAATGCAGACATGTCTGCTTGTAGAGTCTTTTGTCCAAAGATAACAACACCTTCCGCTGGGAATGTTGCAATTGGATTGATATTTTGTTCGTACAACAAATCTCTTTCTTTCGAGTCAAGTCTTTGTCTTGCTTGAAGAACTCGAGGACCACGAGACCCACCTAGGGAGCCCAACCCTCCTCTGTTAAAGCCTGCTGGTGCAAACCATACGTCAGACTGTGCCTGTGATTTTGCAAACGCTCCTAGGGCACCTACAGAGGCTGGAAGCCATACAAGTTGACCACCGTTAAGGTTATCAGATACTTGAATTGCCGGGTAGAATGCACAAGCATAAGAGGAATTAAGATTTCTTGTTTTAAGATTTGAAATTGCATCAGTTACTGACCCAAGTCTATTTTCAGCAGTGTCATTTAATTCAACTCTTGGGCGATAATCTCCTTCGAGATCAATGATTGAAAGAACATCTTTTCTTCTCTCTGCGATATTGATTACTTTGTTAGTGATTGAAGGTTGGAATATCCCCGGTACTGTCAATAGATTAGCAGGAACAACTTCAGAATCCGTAATTGAATCAAGAGCTTTAGAGATTGAGTAATCTACGTAGCTATTCTTCTCGTCCAACACCGCAGAGGTAATTAGTTCGTTTCTTAAAGGTTCCATTTCTGTGATATCTAAACCTTCAGAACCACCCCACATAGGCATGATGAATTGTCTTACGTTTGCATCAAGCAGTGCGTTAAAACTTCCGCTTCTAGAATAAGAGCTTCCTACACCAGCAGCATAGTTGCCTTCTGTCCATGACCACTCTCCAGTAGTAGTAGAACCAGATACGTCATCTAAGCAGAATGTGAATGAATATTCAAAGTTGCTGTTGGCCGGTGTGTGAGTTCCTTCTTCACCGAGACCCATTCCCAAAGCACGAGTGTAGTCCACAAAATCTGGATCGTGCTGATTTGATTGCACAGAAATTTTTGGACGAATACCCCAATAAACTCTAGCTTGATCAGCAGCTCCACCATCGGAACCTAAGTCTCTCATTCTCATTTTAGGGAACACAAATTTGACTGATTGAAGAGTACCTAAGTCAACGATTGCGTTTGCTTCTCCAGTTTGTCCTTTAAGCAAAGCGGTTGATTTTCCGGATTGTACAACAGAGCCAGTAAAGTCAGCTCCGCCGTCAAGAGTTTTGATTTCCTCATCACCTTCTAATAGACTAAATCCCTTAGGTCTTACTGGACCATAAAAACCTGCGGGCAAATATCCTTGCCCTCCACCATTTGCAATATTTTCATTCATTTCAATGTAAATGATATTAGATTGGTTTTGGAAATCGCCAATGGTTCTGTAACGCTTGTCGGTGTCATTCCATACTTGATATTGATCTCCAATTCTTGCAGCAACATAGTCTGGAGATGAAGGGTTTAAATTACACCCAGTGTATCTTTCAACCGTATTTCCTGCAACGTCTTTAATGCAAACAGTGAAACTTCCGTAGCCATTAACAGCAGGGTTTTGTGGTGCGGTAATTTGCTCGATTGCAATCAAGTAATTTCTTTGGATGTCTTCACCAACATGTAAAGACTTAAATCTAAACAACTTCTTTGAATTTGTAGCTTTCTGAGAAAATACCCAGCCAGACTTAGCTTCACGAGCAGCATATCTGTGATATCCCCAGTTCTCTGCTGTTGTTATTCCGGTACCCAAAGGCAAAAGAATCGCATATGTATTAGCAGCATCTGCTGTACTAGCAACATTTGAATCTAAATGACTTAAAAAAGATTCGCCAAGCCAATAAGTTTTTAAGTCATCAGCGGCAATTGTTGTTGTGTTTGTAAGTTGAGGGTTTGTGTTAAATTGATTTCTTATGTATTTTGAATTATTTCTAGAGAAGTTAAATTCTATTTCTTCAGAAAGAGACCCATTTGAACCATATACTGCCAATCTAAACTCTCTATTTGAACCAATAGATTCAATCAAGGCACCAGCAGAAGCTGTTGGAGATCCACCGTCAGCAAGAGCACCAGAAAGTGCAAGAGCACCAGTTACACAATAGAATACAGCAGCAAGAGATCCGTTTGATGCTCCTCCTGTTGCAACATCTATCTGTTCTCCATTGTTGTCTCCTGTTGTTAGGGTAGTTCCAGCAACAGCAAAATTTGCAGCGGATGCGTCAATCCTTAAGGACTCAGTTAAATCTCTGTTTCCTA